TTGCTGATGGAAAAGCTGTTTATGTAGAGGATAATTACATGAGTGTAATATGATGCACATGTAGGATTAGTCAAATTCCAGTTTGCCGTACTCGTTCCAGCAGGGTTTGGGGCAGGCACGCCCCAACAAGAAGCTGTCCCAAAGTGGCAAGAATTTTCAAGAATTGAAAATTTGTGGCCACGGGACGATTCTTGCTCTCCCCTTTTTCGCTGCGTTTCGCAATTTTCACATTTCAATCTGCTCGCAGATTGTTGACAAGCTGCGCTTGACCCGATACTATAAAGGCAAGTCGAATACGCGCCAAGGAGGTGCAACCATGACCGCCGTAATCTACGCCCGCTATTCATCCGACAGCCAGCGCGAAGCGTCCATTGAGGGACAGCTGCGCGACTGTAAGGACTACGCCGAGAAGAACGGCATCACCGTGGTCGGCACCTACATTGACCGTGCCTACTCTGCCAAAACGGATGATCGCCCAGACTTTCAGCGGATGATCAAGGATAGCGGAAAGAAAATCTTCGATGTGGTTCTGGTCTGGAAACTGGACCG